CAGCCGGCCCTCCGGCATGTTGGTGGTGTCGATATTATCAAGATCATCGCTGGCCGCGTCACCCTCGGTGTCGATTACATGCACCGCCGCGGTGGCGGTCACCGTGCCGCTTGAAATGGTTAGCTCCGGGATGCTTTCCTTTCCGCCCGGAAGCTCGGCCAGAACATTCAAGATTTTCCCGAAAAAACTGGTCTTCATGTTGGCCGATGTCCGGTCTGAATCAAGGTATGTAATATCTGGCAATGTACTCATGTATCAACCTCCGCGATTTGCAAGACCCTGAACGCTCACGTCCAGCGTTGCCGTGGTTAATGACTGACTAGCGTCGCGCGCATATATAAGCGGCCCGGATGTGCTATAATCGGCAATCTCGATCCGCACCGCGTCGCCGCCGTCGCTTTGAAATACGTAAGAAATGTTTTTGATTTCAAGAAAATCTTTTGATAGCGTCAGCCGGGTGCCGGTGTCCGCTATTGCCACATCATTCAACTTTTCAATAAGATCGTCAACGTCCAGCCGCGTGCCTATTTCTGTAATTTCCGCCTGCTCCGGCGATGCCGGCGTTGTGATCCGTATATCATATGGCTGGCCGTCGGTTTTCAACCGCCCGGTATACACGTTCCAGTCGCCGGCGTCGCCGCTCCAAAATTCGGCGTCATCGTCGCCGGTCCAAAAGGTCGCTGTTGAATCTCCGGCCCAAAGCGTTTCCGCCAATGCCTTGCGCCACTCGATTTTCCAACCATATACTGAATCAATGTCAAGATCAAGAAGCAGATCATATTGAGGCAATACCGGCGTGTAGGCGAATGTGTAAGCCATCTCATTGTACCGCTCAGCCCATGCCATGTGCGCCGAATCAGACCGCCACCATATGTGGTCATCATCTGCCAGCCAATAATAGCCTGATGCGTTTGCGGTCAGCGTCTCCGGCGACCCGCTCGCAGTGCCGCCTGTAATGGTGCCGGAAAAATCCGGCGCTTCGGTCGCGCTGTCATAGACATTAGAAGCCAGGGCATCGCCAAGATTGACAACCACGATAGCCGCTGGTTCTTCACTTAAATTTCCGGCCTTGTCTTCGGCTTTCAACAAAAATGTTTTCGGGCCATTCTCTATTGAAACGGAGACCGGCGACGCCACAAAATCCGGCGAAAACGCTACCGCATCATCCCACCCAACATATGCACCGGCGGCCTGGCGGAGGCGGAATCCGGCGAAATCACGCGGCGGGCTGTCGTAAGCCCAGATCAACTTTCCGTTCTCAAGATACATCGCGGCCACATCCGGCGGAGGTGTTGACTGACCGATGACCGTAACCCCGTAGCGATAGCGCCATTTAGAATACGTTCCGGTTCTTGTGATCGTCCGGCACCGTATGTCATATGATGCGCCCTGCTCCACATCCTCAAGATATGCCGTCACTGACCGGGTCATCGCATCCACAAAAATCTTAACATCCCATATACCCTGATCCGCTACAGATGCCTGCACCTCGATCTGGGAAACAATCGCAGTGAACGTGCCGGGAATGCTCATGTTGACAGCAATTCGCGGCTCGAAACCACTCGTTGTAACTTTGAGAACAGCCTCATCGGACACCACTGAATCTATGGCCGGTTGCGGGGGTGCAGGGTTTTGCGGCTGGGTAATATGCGGGTCGAAATCAGGGATAGTGCCGGAATCTGCTGTAAAGACCCCCGCTCCATAAGGCACAAACTCAACCATCGCTTGCAGGTTTGGTTTCGGCCATATGTTTTTTACCAGCACGTCAATATATTCACTGCCCGAGATGCCGAACAGCACCAGGTCGTCTTTTACCGGTATGTCTGCTGAGTCAATAGGGGTTACGAAAGTCAGGCTTGTGTTTTCGCCCGCGACTGTGTCCACATCTGCATGCTGGCTGGTATGATCTGATGCGTATATCTGTACACCGTACGAGTTCCCGGCTTCCATCGTGCAAACATCATCAACCGTGATTGCCGTGGCGTCACCACTTACATCTGTTGTCACCGACTTAATGCGGCATGTTTTCAGGCCCACCTTCATCACAGTATCGGCCAGCCGGGTTCGGTCCCCGCGCTGAAATACGATTGACGCAACATCCATGTTTCTGATATAGGCCTCAGGGCGGAGCCGCATTTCCGCCAGCCTATATCGCCCCAGCTTATATACATGATCCCGGTTTGTAACCCCCGGCAAGTCAAGCCGTTCATATCTCGTAGCGGACCCGGCATCATAACCGTCATCGTAAACGATCCGCTCTTCCCACGAATAGCCATTGTCTTTATCAGCGAACCGGCACCTCAGGGCATGTGGTGGGCGTTTGAAGGTTTTCTTTCCCCGGCCTCCCCAGGAGTTCCTGGGGGTAATCGGTGGCCCAACGTAACTTTTTTCTTTGTCCACAATCACGCCATACTTGCCATCTTGATTTGATATAGAGGCACGGCCAGTGCTTGCGACAATCTTTCTGGCCTGTCGGTTTGTGGTTGTCGAATCAAAAACATATCCGATGGAAAAATCATTGTCTTGGCAGAACGTGTGCCATGACTCAAGCCCATCAATGTCAATACGTGAATCAGATAATGCGTTCGCTGCGGCATTCCCCTGGAGGACATACCGCATGTTTGACGCCGGATTGTCAGTCGGTTGCTCAATCCACGTATCTGAATCCGAATCATAGTCTTCGCAAATGCGCGTACAAAGCGCTGAGAACTCGTCAATCTCGCCATTCAGCTGCCCTGTTGCTTTTATTCTTACCGCCACCAGGGCGAGCGGCACCTCTTCGCCAACATCAAATGTGATCGGGTTTTTTTCTTTGATCGAGCGCAACACTGTCCAGTATGACTTATTGAAAGTTTTGTCATCGGTAGAATCCGCCGTGATGCGTTTGACGCGGACGTCAAACTGCCCCACCCCGGACGGGTTGAACCGGATGGTTTTCCTGACCGTGGACGTGGTTTTGCCGGATATTTCAATATACGGGTATTTCAAATCCCCGGCCGCGACCGTCACATAATAGCCTGTTGCGTCCTCGTTAAGTGTGGGCGCAAAATCGGAGCTGGACGAAAAATGGCTTTTGGCCGCGGCGGTCCGCTGGTCCTCTATCTCCCAGTGAGAAAAGGGCCCCGGCGCAGCCGTTTCGTGGTCCTCCTCAAACACCGGATACATATACGCAATCGGCCACGTTGTCTCCGGAATGCTGCTCATGTCCAACGTTCCCGGATCGCCGTCAACCGCCACATAATCAAGCACATCACCCATGATCGTGGCGTTGAGAAAATACAGCCGACCATCGGACCGGTCCATCACCAGCGTACGCCCCTGGGCGATAAAGAACAAACCGCCGGACACGGTGTCGGGAAGATAGGCCGTGTCCCGTGCCGAAAAACTTGTAAACGCATCCACCGCGTTGGACCACGACCCGCAAACTCCAGGGTTTCGGTCTCCTTGTTCCCCCGGCTGTCATACGCCACCAGCTGCGGGCACGTGATATCAATTGCGATCTTGTCCGTCTCGGTATCCGTCGTGCGTTGCACCCACCCGTCCGCCGCCGTCAATGCAATGCTTTCCGCGTCCTGCACCACAGAGTCGGGATAGATGGTGATCGGGTCATCATAAAGAAACCCCTGCCGGATCTCGATCTCGTAATCATCAAACGACGACAGCGGGTTTTCGCCGATCTTGAATCCGCGCAAAAACAACGGCCCGTAGCCGAAACAGAAAAGCATGGTCAGGTATTGGTCGTCCCCCACGTTTTCCGTGTATGTCGCCGCCACCTTGTCCGCCACCACACGATGCGTGCCGAGCACAACCGGGATTGCCTCCCATGGCCGGTAGCGATTTCGCGCGCCGGTAATTGAATACGTCGGTGAATCCGTTGTGGTGCCGGATATCTGACCGAAATCCTGCGACGCCGGCGGCGCGATGGAATTAACCGCCAGCATGCCCACATACCCGACACCCGCGGTGATTAATGCGCCCCCGACACCGGCGGCAAACGCCGGCGGAAGACCCAAAAATACCGCCGCGCCCGGCGCCATGAACGCCGCGGCCATCACCGCCAGCGTCAACACCGTTCGCAGCGGGTCTTTTCCGCCACCACCGCCTTGCGGCACCAGCCGCATCGACACCACAGCGCCGCCATTCGGATATGTCCACGCCCATCGGTCTGGGCGTATATATACGCCGTCAATATACACATGCAAGCTGGAATGTAGCGAAACATGCGGGCATACGCCGCGCACAATTTCCGCGACCGACACCCCTGCGTCAACTGTCTGCTCAAAATAACCGGCGTCAAACGGCACTACGCACCCGTGGATCGTCACCACGCCTGGGCGGCCAGCATATTCAGCAATTACCGGAGTGTAATCAATGACCGCCGGCAGCAAGTTGTTTGTGTCGGTAAAATCCATGAATTCGCTTTTCCCATCGCATGTTGTTGTATCGTTCAAGACACGCGGCCTCGTTTGATTCAAAAGAGTGCATCATTTGTTTTCCGCTCATTACAATGCCAACGTGACATAAATACCCGCCGATCGAAAACAGCACTATATCAGATGGCCTTTCTTGTTTCACGTAAAACCATTCTCCGCTTGATTGCTCATTTTCTACAAGCCCGGCAAGCGCCGGATAATCCCTGGTGTTTTCATATCCCTGCAAATCGGGCAGCAATATATTATACTCGCAGAAATAAAATAACCGCACCAATCCCCAGCAATCGCAGCCGGCAAACGTGCGGCCATGCTCGAGAAATGGCGTGTCTAGATATTTGGATATTTCGATATTCATAGAGGTATCCCAGGGAACTCTTTCGGATTATATACTTTGGCCGGGAATGCATCATTATCGAAATTCTCATAAGATATGGTGCCGGTTACTTTCACCCGGTCCCATTCTGTATCAACGAGTTCCAGCATTGATGCCTCGGCTTCGATGGTATCAGGATCAGATGCAAGCACGTATTGAATGGTAACGCTCGCCGGCGAATCTATGGTTCTGATTGCTTCTACCACCGACCGATCCACGCTGTCAATGCTGATGCTTGCAGACGGCACACCTTTGTCCGTATCATCCGGCATGTGTATTTCGAACGGAAACGCGATGAATGTATTGCCATTACTGGTGGTGTTCACACCGTCAGACGTGACGCGGATCGGCGATGCAAGATCAGCATGATCAATAGTGATCAGGATCAAAAATGCCTCATCTGTCCTTGACGCAATGGATGATGATTTGAAAACACTTGATACGGATCGACTCATGGCAAAACATCCAGTTTGATTGTCACGTAATAATATTGGCCGTTCGTGCGCTCGACAGGGCTCCAGCTTGGTATTTCGGAGAAAGTCAAATCAACAGTCGCGCCGGTCCTCGGGTGCTCCCATTCAAAGGATAACGTGGCACCAACGAGCGTGTCGTTAACAAAGGTCTTGAATGTGGCAACCTGCGCTTTTGTCATGATTATTGTACCGCTGACCGGATATGTATCGCCGGTCCCCCATCTGCGATAATACGGAGGTCCCTCGTCCATCTCTGATTTAACTCGCAGATCGGGCATCCCCTCCGAAAAGCCACGAGCTAAAAAATAATCGGGTAATGTTGCCGGCCATGTAGCCATCATGCACTCCTACATTGTATTTGGTCTCTGGGCGATGCCATATTTTGTTTCAATCGCCTTCGCTGTTTCTGTGCTGCCCCACATCAGGCCCGCGACCTGCTGGTCAAACCAGATGTCTGTTCTCTCACCACCGCCTGCTTTTTTCCTTGTTTTCTGGGACTTGACCGGCGGTGCGTTGTGAATATTAATTTCAACGCTTGTGCCCATTTGGCCACGGGCGGGATTTGCCACGTATTCGGGGTTGTTTTCAGCAAATGTATAGCGCCGGCCAGACGCCCCGACACCAAAAACCGGTTCATTGATCCATCCGCCGCTGTCATATCCCGTACTGTTCCACGGTGCCCATGCCAACGCCTGAGATGTTGAAGCCTGACCGCCGGAAAACATGCCGGACATCCAGCCTGATGCCGCTGACGCCAGCGGGCCGGTAATGGATTGTCGAACGGTTAGGCGGATGATGTCAGCGATCATGGAATCAATCATATCTGAAAAAGACAACTTGCCGGTTCGCACCCACTCGACCATTGCGTCCTCGAGATTGGAAAACGCATCGGAAAACACATCGTCCATGTTTTGCGCGGCATTGGTGGCGGCGGCCTCGTATCGACCCAGCGCGGTTACTGCGCCATCTGCCCATGTCTCTACCGGAGCAGCATCCCACCATTTTGGGTTGGTGAGCATGTTCTCTTGAGTAAGCCGGTGCATTTCGATATTGAACGAAGAAAAAGCCGAGGTCATGTTTTCGGGTTTGGTGAACTGAGGGGTTTTTGTGGCGATCCTGCTGACCTCGTCTGCTACCGTGTCAGACCCTGCGTTAATGGGCGTCCGGTCCTGGGGAAACGGGATCCTTCTCGGCTTATTGTTATTGCCAAACAAATCGCCGAATATGTCTTTGGCATCCTGTATATTTCCGGGAGTGGTCCCGCCAGGCATCAGCAGCTGAGCTATGGCGACCCCTTTGCTAATGGCTTCCATGCTTCTTGCGATGCCGCTAACAACACCCGAAACATCTTTCGCGGCTTGGCCTACATTATCAAACCAGTTCTCGAGGCCAAGTTCCTTAAGTCGCGTCTGATGCTCCAGCCACTGCCCCATCTCGTCGCCGATTGCAGACACCGATTCTTTTAATGCGTCGAACACTCCCGCCTCTGCAAACTGCCGTGATATCTCTGTGAGGGTTGATTCAAACGTGGCTGTTACGCCCTGCCATGTGTCCATCGCGTTTTTTGCGGCACCGCCAAAGTCCTCTTCAAGGCCCGACATGATAACGCCGATGATATCTTCAATGGCTACGCCCATTTTCCTTATTTCATCAGTCGCCGATGTTCCGAAAGCCTCCTTAAGGTATTTTCTGGCATTAATCCCTGATTCGGATAGCTGATTAAGCTCTTCTGCCGATAGCCTCCCCAGGGTTTGCATTTGGCCGAGCGCCCTGGCAACACGGGGCATCGCGTCTTCGCCAAACAAAACAGAAACATCAACCAGTGTTTCCATGGCCTCAATATTCGGATCAAGCCCCATCGCTTTCATCATTGCGAATGTGTCAACAGCTTTTTGTGTGTTGACCGGCATTTCTATTGCCCACTGGTTAATCCTTTCAAGCGTTTCAGTTCCGCGCCCATCAGTAAGCGCATTGAGTTTTAGCTCCATCTGTTCAAAGGACGCAGCAACATCGACAAACTGTTTTGCAACAAGACCCAGGCCAATTCCGGCAATGGCACCCTGCAACGAAAACACCGCATTGGTCACGCGGCCCAAGGTCGTCTGCGCTTTGCCAATAGCATTATCCATGCCGCGCGCGCTTCTACTGATCTTATCAAACCCACGGTCGGCTTGCCTTGCCGCCTGGGTGACCTGAGATGCGTCAACCGCTATTCTAATCCCCGGCATTTTCACTGCCTCCATTATCGACTATCACCGGATATAATTCTTGCTCTATCCGCAAAACCTTGTCAACGTCTCGCTCGTCTCCGCCATAGTCTTTGGCCAGCGCCGTGACTGATGTTGCCCGTATGGGAGATATTCCACTCATCGCCGGCGGCCTCTCGAATCGACTACAAATAAACCATATTTTCCAAGCAAGGGCATTCGCCGGATGCCGATAGGGGTTCCCGCATTCGTGGCAGGGTGTTTCTTCTCCTGCGTCTTCGTATGCTTCCCGGCATCCTTCACAATCAAGCCCTCCGGCAATAAGCGATTTCTCCCACTCTATTACTCCCCCAGGTTGTCGTCCTCCTCCTGGCTGATTTCTGCCTGGTTTTGCTCGGCCTTCATGATGATCAGTGACGCCCAATCCTGATTCAACTCGGCGAAATTATCTCGGAGTTCGTCGGAATACGGGACATCATTACCAGTCACGTCCTGCACGTTTTTCCAGCCTTTAACGGTTCTTTTGAACTTCTCGGCAATGATCCGCTTTTGGGCTTCCGGTTCAATCTGCCCGTTCCGGTATTTGGCATGCTGCTTGTATATCCGGGCCGATTCTGATGCAGTGATGGGGCAAACCTGGAAAGTACTGCCCTGAACGTCGATTTCAAATGTCTGATCTTCTGTGGTTTTAATAAGTAAGCTCATTTAAGTTCCTGTTTATTAAGTGAATGTTAAGGTGCAGCTGTCCTCACCATCTGACCCAAGCGCCTTAATCCCGATCGCCATGTTGATTGCCGGGGCGCTCGTGTTGATCTCCGGCACTTCGATGGATGTCTGCGGCATATTGAGCTCTGCCTGTTTTCCAGCGGTGTCGCCGAAATTGACTGACACGTCAAGCTCTGTGTCGTTGAGGCCATCATAGAAGTATTTGGCGTCTGTTTTCCGCAGATACAAATTGACCGTGCCGCTGTAATCCCGCTCCTGCTCCATGTACTCCGTCGGGTAGTCATCATCCCCAACTTCGTCTTCGATGTACTGGATCGGATCGTTGAGCGTCAGGTTCATGGTCTGGATGCGTTTTCCGGTGTCCGTGCCGAGGTCAACAGTGGTAAGCCGGTTTGCCAGCGGGGCACCCACTTCCGTGGTTGACGGCAGAAACGGTGCTATCACGTCATCAACCGACCAACCGCCAGAGTCAGCAACACCGGTGCCGATGGTAAGGGTCTCGGTGCTGACATCCACCGCCGTCACCTCGTACCCGGCCCCGGAATTGTCGTCATCAATTGTGCTGTTGTATATCCGCGCCCCGACCGAAAATTTCTTTGCGTCGTCAACCACGATATCAGTGTCGGTCTGTGCAGCCGCGCTCGCCACTGCATCGGTTCCGCACCAGCCCATCCACATCAGTCCGCCGGACCAGTCCTGAGTGACGCCGCCGGCGTTGTTGATACCAAACTCCAGGGTTGATACCGTGCAACCCTTGGCAAAGCGCATAATGGTATCCTGCATAAACCACATTGAAAACGTGGGCTTTGTCAGGGCCTGCGAATAGACCACGCTCGTTCCGGCGTTGACAGTCTTGGAGCCGAAAAACGCCTCATATAATACGTCATCCTGCGGCACATCGCCGGCGGTTCCGGAAGGCCGGACATATGTCGGGAAGGACCACGATCCGGCGGGCCGGGCATCGACAAAGCGGTCGAGGATGTCACGGGAATTTCGGATTTCTTCCGAGTCTGTGAAATTCGGGTTCTGGTTCATGCTGCCGTACCCTGCGGCAATGGTCACGACCGCACTGCCATCGGTTGACGGATACGTCAGTGTGCCCGCTGTGGTTTCGGCAACCAACAGGATTTTCTGATTTTTGGCTATTGCAATATTACTTGACATCGTTAATTCTCCTTTTTTATTCGTTTACCCATGCCCACCAGGGGGCCGTGACCGTGTGCTGATACCACGTCCCGGCATCGTTCAATCCGTTCTCAGTGGTATATGCGGACCGAAACTTGACCTCGCCTATGTCCTGCAAATGAAACAGGCCCTCCGCCGTCGCCGCCAGACTCGCCCCGGTGCGGCTACCAATGTTTGGTTTTGTGAATATCTGAATTTTGACCACGCCTTCACGGATACCCACCCCGGACGACCCGATTTCTTCCGTGCTTGTGTTGTCCGGCAGGTTCTGAAACCGCACCCAGGAGCCGTCAGGGGCCGTAAATGGCACGTTCGGCCAGGCTATATTGGTATCGGTCCAGTTCGTATTAAAATAGACCTCTATGTCCTGTGCGATTTCTGCCGGTGTCATTACTCTATGGTCTCCATGCCGTCGAGCTGATTGGAAAGCAGTCGATCAAATGAATTAAGGGCGTTTGCAACCATGCCAGTTGGTGCTTGGTCGCTATGCCCATCTTCAAGCGGTTCGATGTATTCCAAATTATTCACAATCCACCATTTCCAAGTGCTCGCCGAGCCTGGGTCTTGCGGTGGCGTAAGGCTATATTTGCCTTCCGGGGGCGCGTAATCGCTCGGCTGATCACTGGTCAAAATCCAGCCGGCAGCCGCCCGGCCTGTGTCCCGGGGCGTGTCTTTCTTGATTTTTTCAGTAACGTCGATCAGGGTTTTGCGCGTCACACTGCCGGCCTCATCCTCAAACTGATCAACGGCTCGGTCCAATGCCCTTGCGAAGCCTTCCGCGCTTTCGTACATCTCGTCAAGCATTATGCCCTCAGCCTGAAAACAATGGTTGCGCCCACCGGGTCCGGGATAAACTCCTGAATCTGGTAGACAGTTGAATCAATGGTAACGCGATCGATGGTACTTGGATCAAAACCAAGAGCATCGGCCCGCACAACAAAGCGAATATCGCCAGCGGCTGCAATTCCTGTTTCGATCTCCCGGACCGTGTATTGACGGCGGAATCCTTCAATGCCGGCGTAATCCGTGGTGGTTTCCGTGTTGGTGCCGGTGTCGGGATCGTAGGTTGTGCCGGTAACGTCGGTAAATGTGGCTGAAACTTTGACATCACCTGCGGCTGCGAATCCTGCGGCGACTCCGGCTTTTATGGTTGCGGTCAGGCCCATATTGCCTTTCCTAAATTATATACTGCCGCATACGTTGCGAGTTAAGTTGCCCGATGAATTTTGTGGTTGTTAAGCGCGCGCCAGACGGGTAACGCTGCCTTTACGGCTTCCAAGATGCGACACCATCTTGAAAACATGAGTCGGGATTTCTTTTGTGCGGTCGTACTTGTCAACTTCCAGGTCCACCGCACCGGCCACACCGATTGACTTAAAGCCGGCGGTGTCGGCTGTGGCTTGCGTGTCCTGGCTGATCAAGACAAGGGCAAGCTCACACTGGGCGTCCTGAATTACGGCAGGGATTGAATCATCGTCTATCGAATAAACCGATGTGGCTAGGTTGATGTCATATGATGCGTAATACTGCCCGGAACCGGCGTAAAAAATCCCGGCCCTTGGCCAGGCCATTGCCTGGTCGCTGTCTGTCAGCCAGCCAAGCCACAAAACATATTGATCCAGTATTCGGGCGGCCTGCACAAGCCCTGCGTTTTTGGTGGCATCGTCTGCCCCGGTCCAGGCGGAGGCATTCAGGCGGCCTTCAAAATAAGCGTCGGCATCGGACAGGCTGATATAAGTGTTGCTGTCGGTCTTACTGGTGCCGTCTTCCACCACGAGATTAAGCGCCATGACTCCCCCTATTCGTCAGTTTTCACTGACCTTTTCGGCGTCCTGCTCGTTTTCTTCGGGGGTTCTTCATAACTCCAACCGCCGGTATTGACCCGCTCCTTTGCATCAATGGCATGGCAGGTTTCCGGCTTCCCGGTCTTGACGTTGTAGACAGTCACCCGCCCATCGCCGATGGGTGCCTGTTTCAGAGGTTCGCCCTGCGCCGTGT